ACGGGGCATGACCGCCTCTGTAATTCCGCAGAGAGAAAGCATCCTCTCCGACCAGCACTTGTTCTTTACATCCAGCAGAAGCATTCCCGCCGCATCGGAATAATCGGTACAATGAACGCCTGTCAGACGGTAGTTTACATAGTCCTTCGGAAGCATCACCTTTGTGATTTTGCCGAAGTTTTCGGGTTCGTGAGCCTTCATCCACATGAGCTTCGGTGCGGTAAATCCCGCAAAGGCAATGTTCCCCGTCATGCTGAACAGGGCTTCCTTGCCAATGGTTTCATTGAGATATTCGGTTTCTGCTGCCGTTCTTCCGTCGTTCCAAAGGATGGCGGGTCGGATCACGCTGTCCTCCTCATCTAAAACCACAAGCCCGTGCATCTGTCCCGCAATGCCGATTCCACGGATTTTGCTTCCTTCCTCGGAGGTAACAAGGGACGAAAGACCGCGGCATACGCCATTCCACCAGTCCTCGGGCTTTTGTTCGCTCCAGCCCGGCTTCGGATAGGATACGGGGTATTCCTCCGTCACCTGCTTTCTGATATTGCCTTCTCCGTCAACAAGCATCAGCTTCACAGAGGAGGTTCCAAGGTCAATCCCAACAAAAAATTCCATACCAAGCTCCTTTCGCTGCATACAATTGATTCCGTTATTCCAAGGGGTAAATATCGGGCATCATGCTGTGACGGAACAGATAAATCGCATCCACGATGTTGATCTCGCCGTCCTTTACATAGTCCATGTTTCCATCGTAGTCTACAGGATACATATCAGGAAGCATCGTGTATCGGAACAGGAGAATCGCATCCAGAAGGTCAACAGAATAGTCACCGTTTAAATCTCCTTCGGGAGCAGAGCCTACTCCGCTGTATGCGGACAACATCAAATACCTCAACTTGTTCTCAGCAGAGGACTACTCTGTAAACGTTGAAGCTTACTCTTATCCTAAACAGGCTTATGCAGAGCTTGACGGTCAGGTTGAGATAGCTCCTGGTGTTAGAGTATCACAGCAGGAGAGAAAATCATTTGGTATGTCTTGGAGAACTCTTCTTGGAGATGACGTAAACAAGACATCTAAAGGATACAAGATCCATATCGTTTATGGATGTACAGCTTCTCCTACTGAGAAAGCACATTCAACTGTAAACGATACTCCGGAAGCTGATACATTTAACTGGGAGATCTCTACAACTCCTATCGATGTACCTGGAGTTGATAAGCCATCTGCAAAAATCGAGATCAATTCAACAGAGGTTGATGCGACATCTCTCGCAGCTCTCGAAGATGTTCTTTATGGAAAGAACGGTACTATTAGTTATGTGGCTGTAGCAGATACAACCGGAAAGAACCCGGTAGCAGAAGGATGGTTTGAGGATATCGACGGAGTGAAAGTTGCTACTGTTGATACAACACCTCAGGTTATCGAGACTTATGATGAGGTTCTTTCACCTTCAGGAGATCCTTCAGCTCAGGGATACTATGAGAAGAACGGATCTGTATATGTTCTTAGCACTGATACAGAAGTTGATGAGACTAAGACATATTACACAAAAACTGAGACACCTAAGACTTACTATGCTCAGACTGAGACTGGCGGATCTGATCCTAGACTTCCGCTTCCTGCTGAGATCGCTCAGATCTTTGCTCAGGGTTGATAGTCCTTCTTCGGGTTTTGTAACCTGAGGTTGAACTATAAATAATTACCACACTGTAATAGTCCAATTAGAGCGGCTGATCCTTCATACCTCTTTGGGTCAGTTCGCTCAAAAATTGGACATTTTTTATCTAAAGGAGGAAAAATTTTATGTATAGCAAAAAAATTACTTACACAGATTGGGATGGAAACACAAGGACTGAAACTTTCAGATTCAATCTTACTCAGACAGAACTTCTCGAGATCGAGACAGAAGTTCCTGGAGGACTTCAGAATTATCTTACAGAAATCGGAGAGAAAATCGATGGTAAGAAGATTATGGAGTTTGTAAAGATGTTCATAGGAAAATCATACGGTGAAAAAGACACCGATGGTAAAAGGTTCCGTAAAGGACCGGAGATAACTAAAGCTTTTGAGGAAACTCAGGCTTATGATGAGCTGTTCAGTGAGCTGGTGTTGGATGCGGATAAACTTGTGGAGTTTATCAAAGCGGTTTCGCCTTCTGAAGATATGATCCAGAAGAGACTTGACAATGCTAACATACCAGCCGAGGTTTTAAATCAAAATGGAGCTGTGTTAAGTGTAGTAAACAATGATTCAGATTCGGAAGGGTGATAATAAATGCCAAAAGTCATACATATAGATGGTCCAGAAGTTTGGAATTCTAAAAAAGAGATATTTGAATACCCGTTGGGTCAGAATGGTATAGACATAAGTTTAGAACATTCCTTAATTTCCATTTATAAATGGGAGGCTAAGTGGCATAAACCGTTTCTTACTTCCGAAGCTCATACAGCAGAAGAGGCTCTTGATTATGTACGTTGTATGACACTAACACAAAATGTTAAACCTGAAGCGTATAATTATATTTCTGAAGAAACTATGAAGGAAATAACAGATTATATAGATGATCCGATGACGGCTACGACATTTAGTAAAGGTGGCAGTGGAGGAACCAAGTCTCTTCGTGAAGAAAAGATCACAGCTGAATTAGTTTACTATTGGATGATAACATTCCACGTTCCATTTGAATGTCGCAAATGGCATTTCGAACAACTAATGACGTTAATCGAAGTATGTTCTAGAAAAACTGAAGAAGCTAATGATAGGGCTAATCCTAATAAAAAGAAAAGAAGAGTTTCTTCTAGTAGAATTGCCGATCGTCAGAAGTTGAACGAGCAACGAATGAAAGCGTATGGTAAATAAATGAGCGCAGTACAAATAACATGTGTAGGAAAATTATCAAAGACTCTTAGATTTTTAGAATGGGTTAAAAAATACAGCCCGACTGCAATACTTGAAAAGTATGGTAAAATCGGAGTAGAGCAATTAAGATCTTACACACCTGTCGATACAGGAAACACTGCAAATTCTTGGTACTACGAAATAACAGAAGAAGGCAGTGATATAGTACTATCATGGAATAATAGAAACATAAATGATGGATGTAACATAGCAATATTGTTGCAATATGGTCATGGAACTAAAGCAGGAACATATATAAGTGGACTAGATTATATAAATCCTGCTTTAGTTCCCATTTTCGAAGAAATTTATAGAAGCATATGTGAGGAGGTGAGTAGCCAATGAGTGTGTCAATAGACGAAAAAGTTGTTGAAATGCGATTCAACAATAGACAGTTTGAACAGGGAATACAATCAACAATAAAGTCAATTGGTGATCTTAATAAGGCTACAGAATTTACATCTTCCAAACAGAATGTAAAACAACTTCAGACAACATTCAATAAGTTTGGTCTTAGGAATGTTTTAAGCGGTTTTGAAGCTTTAAATAAAAGAGTTAGTACTCTTGGAATAGCCGGGGCTGAAGTTATAAGGAGAATTACAGATTCTGCTATTGACATGGGTCATCGTATAGAAAGCATTATAATGAAGCCTGTGTCAATGGCTAAATCTGGAGGTATAGCAAGAGCTTTAAACATCGAACAAGCAAAATTCCAGCTTGAAGGTTTGGGCGTAGCATGGGAAAAGATCCAGGGTGATATCGAATATGGTGTAAACGATACTGCTTATGGACTAGATGCAGCTGCTAAAGTTGCTTCTCAGCTTGTAGCTTCTAATGTTAAACTCGGCGTCGAGATGAAGAGCACGCTTAGAGGTATCTCTGGTGTTGCCGCAATGACAGGGTCTACTTACGAAGACATAGGTAATATCTTTACAACAGTAGCCGGTAACGGTAAGTTGATGACTATACAGTTGCATCAGCTTGCTGGAAGAGGTCTTAATATTGCTGCCGAACTTGCAAAACAATTGGGCAAAAGCGAAGCTGAAATACGTACGATGGTAACAGCTGGAAAGATAGATTTTAAAACTTTTGCTGCAGCGATGGATAGCGCCTTTGGACAGCATGCAAAAGATGCTAACAAAACATTTACAGGTGCTATGAGCAATATTAAAGCAGCTTTGTCAAGAATTGGTGCTTTGTTTGCTCAACCGTTTCATCAATCTGTCATAGCTCCTCTCAACTCTATGAAAAATCTTATCAATACAATAAAAGAAGCCCTTGTTGGTCCAACTGATCGTTTAGCGAATTTCATGGATGTTGTTGGAAAAGCAGCTGACAAGATTATGAAAAGCAAATCAGTCATTGCAACTGTAAAAAATACAACTAAAGGAATCGCAAATGTATTTAAGTTTTTAGGAAACGTAGTTACTCAGGTAGCTAATGCATTCATAACTGTATTCCCACCAAAAACTGTTCAAGAATTAGCGAAAGCGGCCAAAATTTTCAAGGATATGACGGGTGCTCTTAAGCTTACTCAAGAACAGATGAATAAAATTCAAAATGTAGCTCGTGGAGTATTCTCAGTATTCTCGACTTTAGGTAGTGTTATAGGATTGTTCTTTGATATAGTAAAAGACATTGCTCATAGTAAAGCTGGCGATATTATAGGTAGAGCAGTTCAGGCTATAGCTAATGGGCTTCAAACTATAAATTACTTTGTAAAAGTTGTAAGAGCTGCATATAATTATTCATCTAAAGCTTTTGGAGGCATAGGCGGCGTACTTAAGAATTTTGGTACATTTTTGAAGATGATATTTGAAACAGTATCATCTCAGTTTGATGGCGCTAGAGCCGTGCTTTCGATTTTTAGTAAAGAATTCGATGTGTTTACAAGTGGTGCATCTAAATCTATTCAAACCATAACAGAAGCAATTAAGAAATTTGCATCCATGGTTAACGATAAATTAGGTACCGCTGGCGAAAACATAAAAAAGATATTTTCAGGTGTTGCAGATTCCGTAGCAAAAACTGATAAGGCTATCGACGGGACTGTTCATAGAAGCGGAATATTAGTATCAGTGCTAAGAGGTCTCGCTGTCGCTGCTAAAGTAATAGTAGCTGTTTTTGGAGCAGTTCTTGATACCGTAGCAGATTTGCTTAAAGGCATGGATTGGGGTAAAATAATTGAACAAGGTCTTTCTTTAGTTATTATAGACAGATTTACAGTTCTTGTAGACAAGATATCTAGTTTCATGAAGAATCTGCAAGATGGATTTACAAATACAAAAACCACAGTAGATGGTGTTAAGTCAACATTGGGTGCTGTATCTGGAGCTTTTAGAGAATTCCAGAAGAGTATGCAAATAGGACGAATAGTTATGGTAGCCGGAGCAATAGCTCTATTATCCATATCGTTGCTACAGTTATCCAAAATAGGTTCTCTAAAAGAATTAGGAATCGCGATAGCTGCTATGGGAAGTATATCATCTATTTTGGTTATAATGAGTAAATCGTTCGATTCACTTGGAGAAGGGAAATTCATAAAGAAAGGCGCTATACAGATAGTATTAATGGCGGCGGCTCTTAAGATACTTTCAAGCGCTTTTATGGATTTGTCAACTCTAAACTTTGACCAAGTAGCAAATGGTGCAGTTGCTTTAGCAGCAACTATGGCTATTATGGTTGGCGCTTTTAACATGATGGCTAGTACTTCTGAAAAAGGAAAAATATTTACGAAGTCATCTAAAAAATGGGTTAAAGGTGCCTCTCAATTAATCCTAATGGCCGCTGCTGTTAAGATCTTAGCAAGCGCCGTTGTTAAGCTTGGAAAATTAAACTTTGAAGAACTAAAAAATGGTTTGATAGGTATGGGAGCTTGTCTTGGAGGACTATCGACAGTTGCTATGTACCTAAGCAAACTAGACACAAAAGTGAGTGTTAGAACCGGATTGGCTGTAATGGGCTTAGCAACAGCTTTGGTTATAGTCTCAAAAGCAGTACAAATGTTAGGAGCATTAGACATAAATTCGCTTGCAAAAGGACTAGTTTCGTTAACAATAGTTTTAAGTGAATTAGGATTTGTTGCAGCGGCACTAGGTGTTTTGGAAGCAAATGTTAATGCTAGAACTGGATTGGCGATGATGTCTATGGCCGCAGCAGTTGTCATAATGTCAAGAGCTGTTGAAAGGCTTGGAGGATTAGATATTAATTCTTTAATGAAAGGCCTTATCGGACTAACAGGATCTATGACTGTTGTTGCAGGAATGGCTAAAGCACTTAGCAATAATGATATAAATGAAAGAGCGGGTATAGCTATAGACATGATAGCTATTGCGATTTCATCTATAGCAAAAAGTGTCGAGTCATTAGGAAAACTTGATGTCGATGTTCTTCAAAAAGGATTAATAGCTGCTGGTGCAGCGTTGATCGGTGTTTCCAGTGTTCTTGTTGGTATGGTAATGATCTCTAATAATACAGGAGCTTTGATTAAAGGAGCTGCTGCGATGGTAGTTGCCGCTACTGCTTTAGGAATGATCACTTCAGCTGTTGCTGCTATAAGCGTCCTTACGACCAGCGAATTCACAACTGGTTTAGGAGCTACAGTAGTAGCACTTATTGCACTTTCAACAGCTGCTATGGCTATGAAAGGAGCTATGAAAGGAGCTGCTGCATTAGTGGTAGTTGCTGCTGCGTTTGATCTTTTAGCTCCAGCTATAGTTTTGATGGGATCAGCTCCTATAGATACAGTATCGCAAGCGCTACAAGTATTAGGGGGTGTAGTTGGAGCTACCGCACTTCAAATGTTAGCTCTTGGAATAGGTGCTAAAATACTTAAGAAGAGCGCAGCAACAATAGCAAGTCTTTCAGTATCAATGCTTATAGGAGCTGCTGCATTTACAATATTTGCAGGTGGCGCGTTAATACTTGAAAAAGCTATTGAGGCATTTCTAGGAGTAGTTGGACAGGTTGTAGACGCTGGAAAGACTTTGTTTGATGCATTTGCTAATCTGGGAAAAGGCATTGCTAACTTATTTGTAGGATTTTTCGAAGGACTAGAAGAAGGTAGCAATACTTTATTCTCATCACTAGGCGGATTGATTATGGATCTGTTTAGTTTTATAGGAGACGTAATAAAGAAACATATTCCAGAATTTGTTAATTGGGCCTTCGAAGTTGTTATAGAGTTTATTGAAGGAATAGGCAATGCTATTGACGAATATTTGCCGAAACTCTTAGAAGCAATAGGAGGAGCTGGAAAGAAAGTATTCATAGCTATAAAAGATGCATTTTCTGGAATGTTTGACGAACTAAGTGCAGGTGATATTGCTAAAATAGGACTAATCATAGCAGCGATTACAATAATGTTTAGATCCTTATCAAAATCAATAACGCAAATTAAACCTGCTAATATAGCTGGAGCTATAGTTCTTGTTGGAGGAGTTATAGCGATAGCATTTAGTCTAATACAATTGTCATCAGTACCATGGGATAGCTTGTTAGTAGCCGTTGGAGCTATGGAACTTACCATGTTAACTCTAACATACATGATGAATTCTCTAAGCGGCACTAAGTTTGATATTTCAAGTGTCGCAGCTATGGCAGTTGCCGCAGCTTCGTTAATAATTATTGGAAAATCGTTGTCACAGCTTTCAACGTATCCATGGAAACAATTATTAGCAGCTGGTGCGGCAATTTCGATGGTTATGCTATCATATGGTGCTATATTCAAAATGGTATCTGGTGATAATATGATTGGACCAAAAACACTTGTCAACATAGGGTTATTTGCTTTAGGAACTTTAGCATTACTTCCAGTTGCTATGTCGCTTAAAGAGTTAGCTCAATACGATTGGAAGAATACCGCAGCCGCAGCTGCAGCATTGACAGCAACTTTTGTCGGTTATGCGGGAGTATTTATGGCATTAAGTCTTATACCTCTTCCTGGGGCTATAGCAGCCATAGCTAATTTGGCGATAGCTATTGTTGGATTAGCTGGTATACTTCTAATTCTTGGAGCAATAAAACAAATACCTGGTGTTGACTGGCTTGTAGATGAAGGAGCTTCGTTTGCTAGCAAACTTGGAGAAGCAATAGGCGGATTTGTAGGAAGTATAGTGGCTGGATTTGGAAAAGCGATATCCAGCATATTACCACAAATAGGTTCAGATTTGTCAGCTTTCTGGACAAACGCTGAAACATTCTTTGTTGGAATTTCTACTATAGGTCCTGATACGATGACGGCTGTGCAAAGTTTAGCTGGAGCTCTTATGTCGTTAACTGCTACCGAAATAGTGCAAGGTATAGCTGGTTTCTTTGGAGCTGACATAGATTTCAAAGGATTTTGTCAGCAATTGAGTGATTTTGCGGACGGAATGGTAGAATTTGGTGAAAAGACTTCTGGTTTAGATGCTAAGAATGTCGAAAAAGCATCAAACGCTGCCAAAATGCTTGGTGAGTTTGCCGGATCGGTTCCGCTTAAAGGCGGTCTCCTTAGTGATTTGATGGGTGATAGGGATCTTAAAGGATTCGCTGAAGCTCTTCCTACATTAGGTGAAGGCCTTGCAGAATTCGGAAAGAAAACCAAAAATCTTGACAATGAAGCTGTAGAAGGAGCTGTAAATGCAGCTAAGATGATTGTAGGTCTTAACCAAGATCTTCC